AGTCAATAATGGCAGGTTTTGACTTGTAAATTCCGCAGGCGTCAGTAGTACCAGCGTAGAGTCCTTCGACGTATAAAGGCACTTCTATGCCCCACATTTCATCTACATGAACTAACCCTTGCTTGACAATTTCCTGTGCCATTTTGTGGCTTTGTATGCTATAGGGATTAGTACCGGGCTCGCCCATTTCACGATTATTCTTTACATAGTCTTCTAACCACTTGTGCATACGTGTGCCACGGTTAGCGGCTTCTGTGGTAATTTCCTGTGCTTTCTTTTCGCCTACACTTTTACGCCAATTGTTAAGTGCTTCTACTTTTTCTCTGGGTTTGGTCTTGTCTAAGATTGTAGTAACACTAGGAACTTTGTTACCACCGGGGGTTGCATATAAACGTTTGCCTTCTACGCTTTCACGTAAGATGGGAGTATAGTTGTATTTTTGTATGAGCATCTATTAAGTATAAGAGGTTAATCTAATAATGTCAACGATAAAATCGTATTTCTTGTTCAGTTACCTGCGGAGTGAACTCAGGTTTAGATAAATTATCTTTAAAATCTCCAAGAGCGGCATGCCACTTAAGGTCTTGTGGACAAAATTCGCACTGTGCAATAGGTGTATCTTTGGTAATTAAAAACTGTTCTAGATCATATTCACTACAGTCAACAGACAAAGGCTTATAGCTATATAATAACTCGCGTTGTCTACTATCCATCCTTAGATCAAATTGTTGGTCAAAGTCAGGCAAATTACTCATAGCAGGGCATTTATACAATTTACCTTGATACATAGTATGATCATGTTTCATATCGCAGGCGTTAAATGCCGCTTGCACGTCACTGTTGTGTAATATCCAATGATCATCTTCTTTGATTATTGTGCTTTGATGAAATGTATATGCATCTATTTCACCTGCATGATATTTCCATTTGGCTTTTAGTTCATCTGCTGTTGCTGGGTTGTGCAGACTTAGCCCGAATCCCACTCGATATTTGTCCCAAAAGGTCAAATGTTCTGGACGTTGATATGTGCCATTAGTCTGCACCATTATAACAGCTTCAGGCCATAGTCTACGTAAATTCATAACCCATAGTTCTAAATCAGGATTTAGAGTGGGTTCACCACCAATGATCACAATACGTGGAAGATCTAATCGTTTGGCCCATGCTTCATACACTTCTGCATGATCAGCCCAATATTGATGACCTTTGAAATTATTGTCATTAAATCGGTTACAACCTCGACAGGTTAGGTTACAGACATTTGTTATATAAAATTCTACTACTGGAAATAAACGAATCATCTAGTATTTAATACTAGAATCCTGCGGCACCGCGTTTTTTAGCTGCCGAGTTAGCCATGTCACTGACTGTGTCTACTGGAGCAGTTGTTGCATCTCCACTAGAAGTGTTGGTTATTGTACCACCTGCATCATCTTCGTCACCACCAAGACCAATTGGTTGTAGTTCAACATAGTCTTTATTGAAGCTTTTGATAATGTTTTTTATTGCTGGATTTTCTTCATTAGCGGCCACAAGTGCATCGTAGTTAAATGTTCGATCTGTGTTAATCACAAGATTAATTAGACTTTGTGTGCTAATTTTTGGTGAAGTTTCTTTGTCTTTATATCTATGGCGGATCAACTCCAGAGCCGTTAATAGGTTGTTCTCTGGAGTGTTACCTTTGATATTTTCAAATTCGTATAAACGCACGATTAACGCTTTTCACGGCCTAATGATTCAGCACCACCAACTGCGGCATCACTTGCAGCAAATCCGTCAGTTTCTGGTTCTTCTTCTTGGTCAAAATCGCTACCTGGTTCTGGAGGTAAATCAGCACCGCCCATGCTTGGAGCAGGAGCAGGAGCACCACCAAGGTTCATTGGATTGTCAACTTGCTCGCCTGATAAAATGCGCACACCTTTATCAACCCCTTCACGTGCTTGTTGTAGATTTTGCATTAGTGCTTCCAATGTACCACCAACTGCTGATTTAAATCCATCAGCTTGTTCTGAACCAATTTGGTCACGAATGCTGTCTAATAATTCAGGCAATTGCTCATTTTGCATTTTACCGACTTTTTCGATAGCATCCTGAACGCTGTCTACCATATTACGGGCAGCTAATAACACTTCCGCATTACCAACTTCACCTTCGTTAAGTTGTGTGCGACGTTCTTCAAGCCATGAATTTAGGCTTTCACGAACTGTTAATAGTTGCATATAACGTGGGTTACGTTCTGCTGTGTGTAGATCGATACTACGACGGATTTTATTTAAATTAACTGTGATTGTTTCGCTAAGGCGTTCTGCTTTTTCAACAGTTAGGTTGTCAAAATCAATAGCAAAACCGAAACGGCTTTCCATTAATTTGTTAACCTTTTTGGCTGACGTGCGGGCCATTTCTGTAATTTTCATGGGTCAAATTCCTGTTTAGACTTTAGTATTATTTATGTTTTCTTTGCAAAGTTGACATCTTTTAATTTATACGGTCCTCTTGTTTTACCAAGATGTGCAATAGATTGTTTCTTTCTTGTTTCTTCAGAGACATTACGTTTAGCTGTAGAATATTTTAATTTAGCTTCTTCTGTTCTTATCTTACCTTTATTACCTTGACTAATTTTACGCTTAGTTTCTTCAGAATGTGGTTTTCTAGGATGTCCTGCGTTTGATTTTCCTTTTTTAGCGTCGGATATCTTTTTTTTAGTTTCTTCAGTTATAATTTGTTTAGCCCTAGCTGCTCTTAATTTAGCTTTGTGTTCTTCGGATAGCGGTTTTCTTTTTTTAAATTTACGCTTTTGCCCCGGATGCCATCCATCTATACCATTTTCTTCAATTAAATTTGCCCAATTGTTAGACTCTATTATATTATTCTCTTTTGAAAATTTAAGAGCAAACTCTATTAATGACTGTTTATCATCGAATAATTTACACCACACTGTGGTTATTTCGTTGCCGTGATGTTTTAAATGATCGTTCCAATATTTTCCAGAGCCTTTATACTTTTTTGGATCTTTTGCTGTTGTTTTTCCAAAATACTTTAGCCCAGTTAAATCATGTTGTTTAACATATAGCCAAGTTGGTTTAAATTTAGTATTCATATAACTATTTAGTCACTGAGAACGATTTAGCCAGATTCAAATTTTTCTTAATTTCTTGTTTTGTGCTGGCGATACGTTGCATTACTTCTAGATAGCGGTTCGAATAATATTCTTCATTCCAGCTATCTCCAGTATCTTGTGCTTTCTTATAGCGTTTACGATATAAGGCCGCATCAAACTCTAATCTATTTAGTAAGCCATCATTGTCCTTGATATTGATTGCTAATTGTATTTGTTGTTTGTGCATGGCTATACAGTAAAATATAGCATCCTTGCGATTAAAGAAATCAAATATCTGTTGTTCTTGCTCTACTACTCGCCAACATTTGTCATTGATCTTAACCACACGATACTTACCCACCAGAACATCACTGCCAATTTGGTAACAGAAAGGCAATTCATCAGTGGACTGTGCTAGATTAGATAATTCGGTTTGGGTAAATCGACGTATCTTTTCTACATCAAACTCAGCGGATGCGTTTTTTGTAGTAGATTTTACCGGCTTCATTTGTTCGAAGTAAAACATCTTTGCTAGTTAAATGATTTGCAATCACTTGTTCGCGTTCATTGAGGTGTGCTTTGGCAATAGGAGTTTCACCAACAAAACGTTTAAGAAGTTCTTTCTCTTCGTTGTTTATTGGCAATAAAACATGATTAGTTAATTCGACGATCTTCATGCAAGTATTTAGCTTACTTAAACATCAGATGTCCAAGAATTCCCAGAAGTGCAGTAAGTGTTACACTTAAGATAGTGACTATAATGCTAACAGACTGTTTACCTCTGCCTTCAAATTTGTCGTCTAGGCTTTCCTTGATGCCAACTAAATAGCCTTCAAGTTTATCCATACGATGTTCAAGATTAGATAGTTTAGTTTCCAAGTTACTGTACCTTACGGCACATATTTCAACGTGGGCTTCTAGACTCTCTTTTTCAATCTGTGACGGTGCTGTCATTTCGCTTTCCTAAGTAAGCGATGCTTTCTCTCGATGAGCCTTAATGTGTGCCTTAATATGTGCCTTAATGAATGCCTGTAGCATCAAATATATTTAGTCGGGGGTCTAAAGGTATAAAGTATATGTTTTTACTTGGGCCCGATGTATAAAATAATGGGAGTTCTGGCTCGGCAGTTTCAGTTAGGCCTAGAATAATAGGAGTAAGTTTAAAATCACTCTTTAATAGACCAAAATGATCAAAGTTGTCTTGATACACATCTGCGTAGTCTACACTAAATTTCCATGACCACACTCGGTGTTTACCAGTGTAGCCTATACCAAAATTATTTTTAAAATAAGTAACATCTTCAAACAATGTCATTGTTTCTAATACAATCGGCTGTGTTCGTAGACTTAAAATTTGCAACACAGTTTCCCAATTACGCTGTTGGTTCCGTGCTAGTTCAACTTCGGGAGAATATGAAGTTTGTCCTGTTGGGGTTATGTCTACTAGAGTGTAGCCTTGATATGTATATCTTTGATCATTCACTCAGTATTTATAGCCAATAAAAAAGGCCCTTAAAAAAGAGCCTTTTTAAATTCAATTGCTAATTGTTTAGATTAGTATGTGAATGCTGAAACGATAGTACCAACAACACCTGAACCGTTAACTGTAGTGTTAGCGTAACCTTGTAAGCTATATGCGCCAGTAGTAGCTGGTAAGTCAGCTAATGTGCGACCAGTGATAGCAACACGGAATTGTGCGTTGTTAGTTGTTGGGTCACCTAATAACTCGATAGAACCAACATATTCAATTGCTTGAACTAAGTTGCTGTATGTGCTGTAAACTACGTATGGGTTAACACCAACGTTAGCACCAGTCCATAAGCCACCTGATAATACACCAGAACCAACTACTGTGTAGTGTTGTAAAGCACGACCAGTGATTGTTAAGTTACCGTTTAATCCGTCTGTTGGTTGAGCGAAACCGTCAACACGTTGAATGGTTGTATATGCCATTTTAATATCTCCTAAAAATTGTGCGCATTGCGCATACTATTATTTAGTCTATCTGTAGAAAATTAACCAAGTATATTATTTGTTTAAGAAATTAATGCGACTAAATGCCAGGCGATCTACTAGTTTAACAGCACCACCGTCGTGCCCAATAGCAACAAAGCCTTCAGGACTAGTTACTTTGTAACCATCTGCGGTCTTTTGGAATGTACCGATGCCTTCTACTTGTGACAGCTTGCGCAATAACATACCTTTTAATTCTACAATACGTTTGTAAGTAGCCAAGACCCCTATTAGGTTATTTGAATTATCAGCGATCCACTGTTCTTTAGCTTTGATCTTTTCGACGCGGTTCTTAGCAACACGGCTAGTAGGATCTTCTACATCTTTCATCATTTCACTATTATAGTGCGCAATAAAGTCTTTCAAGAATAGTGTAGGTTCTACAGCATGACTGCCGGCACGCACCATCTTATTAATAAATGGTTTAACCATACGGCCAAATTCTTTATCACCCAAGATAACATCAAATCGTTGTTGCCCAATCTTTTCCATTGTGGTTTTCGTTGCAGTTAGATATTGTTGTATCTTATTATTTTCACTTGGAGTTAGGCTAGCAATACCTGTGTAGTCTTTGTATGTAGCATCATCAAACCACACTGCTTTAGTTTGATTATATCCACTTACATTAACTCCAAAAGATGCCTGCATGTCTTGGACTGTTTCACCGCCACTGTAGGTAGTGTGGAATATAATACCTATTTGTGCTTGACTAATACGCTGTCCTAGGTGACTGTTTACTGGTACTGCATAGGTAATAGTATTAGGAGTAAACACATAACAATCTTCATCATTAACATTTACTGTGGTAACTTTACCAGGTGTAAACATCAAATCACCTTGCACTACTCCGCCTATGCCTAATTTGCTCAGATGTGTTAGTGCAGACTGTAGCATCTCTGCTAGTTCGGGTTTATCGCTGTACCATTGCTGTATATCTTGCGGACGTTTACAAAGTTTAGGTTCACCTTTGCTAAACACTGATTTAGTGCCTACAAAGAATTTACTGTCAGTTGGATCAATACCACAAATGATTGCAGGACTGCCATCCCATTTAACTGTTAGTTGTGTTGTTGTGCCTGTGCCTTCTGCTAGCATATGGCGTAGACTTTCAATAAAATTTAATGCTTCTACTGCGCCAGCATATCCGCTATTAAAAACTAAGTCTTCAATATGTTCAAGGTG